TTTAACACGCGCGCGCGAAACGCGCACACGTGACTAGTCTAGACGAGGTATAGCAACACGAGAAATAGGCAACTTAACTGTACAATCAAAGTAGATTTGTCCGTACACTTTATCAGTCGTTTCCGTAACACTGAATACGTCAGTAACCTGTTCGGGGTCAATCAACAAGAAGCTTTGCGCCAATTGCGGCTTCTCATTGAACACACGGTGCATGAGGAAATTACTCAAGTCAGTACGGAACAAACCGTGTGCAACATCATACTTTTGTACATACTCATACCACGGACGATTATAACCAAATGTTTCTGTAAGTGATTTTGGATTTTCATTATACGCCTGAATCGGGCATACTTCTTTATACAAAATCGGTTGGAATCCGATATGATTAAACTCCGGCTGATAATGGTCTAGCAAACCACGATACGTGAAATGTTTTGGCAACAGCTGTGTATAAACAGGCAGTGGAGTTACAATCAAAACACCCATCACAATAGATTCTTCATCACAGAAGCATTCAATAGCGTTATTTGAATCACCGCGAACACCTGCAATACCTGCCTGTGAACCAAGAGCATTTTTGTAAGAGTTGTCGTCGCCTGTCTGCTGGTCAACGGTTTGCGTGATGGAATGCATATCAATATCACGGGAGAAACCTCCGAAAAATTCGGGCATCAACAACTCATCATAACGCACCTTGACGTCAAAACGACCCTCAATAATGTCACGATAAGAATAGCCTTTGCGCATGTTCAATTCCAAGAATTTTTGGTATGCGTTTACATTACGTAAATCGTTAATTGAAATACCAGAAGTTGCAACATCGATAAGGTTACGAGGCTGACGTAGTTTTACGTCATTGTCAAGTTCAACGTATTTAACACCTTGTAAGCCGTCCATATCAGAATCAAATGCAACCTGATAACGTTTACCGTCTTCGTCAACAAGAGCAACACGAGATATTTCGGAGGTCAATCCGGTTTCTTCATCTGATACCGTTTCCGTGTAAGTAGTAATACCTACAAGAGGTGCAGTTCCTTGCTGCGGTGATTGAACGGCAGTAGTAAGGAAGTCCTTCTCCCAATTAGCGTAATGCAGTTCGTAAATATTAGAGTCTGCACCACCTTCATAAGAAGGAATCCATTGATTATACTGTACTTCACCGTTAATATAGTAAGGATTGTTACGGTTATCACGATAGTATGCGTTATAGATACCTTCGTAAGCACGGAACGCATAAGAAGACACTTTAATCTGATTGTCCTTGTTAACGGAAGTACTGTTATAATAAGGAGAAGTTTCAAGAGTTAAATCAGACGGAATATCAGAAACAATAGACTTAGTTATAGCGACTTTAGAAATCAAATTTGTAACCCTTACAAGAGTGTCCTGAAATTCACCATCTGAAAGACCTGTAAACAAAAACTTAGCTAATGAACTAAATTGAATTCCCCATGCGGTAGTATTTCCAGAAATACGCCTACCAAGAGCAGTGAAATAATTAAACACAAAACGAATAACACACGATTTGGGATTGGCATTTATCAACTCCGGAGAACAACCATAAATAAGGCGAACTACCTTAGAATCTCCTAATTGAGAAACAGCAAGTAAAGGAAAATTATAGATCACACCACTATTGCCTACATTTGCAGTATATGCAAAAATGCTATTAGCAAAAGCCTGCATAATATCCGCAGATAAAGAACCTGTAAAATTGAGAGTTATATCAAAATAGATACGAGTCTTATTAGAAGCAGGGACCTTGGAGAAATCAAGATTACCAACAACGACATTCATAACTTTTTGAAGCTCTGTAGAACCAGCAGTTGCAGGATCAGTAAGATTAAAACCGTAAGAAGTAGTGCTATCCTCTTGAGGAGAATGAGATTTGTAAGCTACCACTTGAGACGGTGAATTAATGGGAATACCTGTAAGGTACTCCATAGTTGGAGAACCATTAAACTGATTGCCACGCACTTTAGAAAAAATATTAGCAGGAGTTACACTTTCGGAAGTTCCATAAGAACCAAAAACAGTAGTAGGCAAACCAAGATAATCTCCGAGAGAGCCAGTAAACGCCATAGCTTTAAGAGCGGAAGCACTGTTAAAATCAATATAAGGTTCTTCAAGACCTTGCCGATAGTTACCTACGAAATCACGATAGCCTTTCCAAAGAGCACGCAACGGATACTTAAAGAATGCAATGCGAGCACGCATAGGAGTTTGAACAGGGAACACCATAGGCATAAGCTGCAATCCGAATCGGGGATTGACACGAATAGAGCCTTTATTGGGGAGTAGCTCACAGAATATGGGCGTAATACGCCCAATCTGTGTAGTTAAATTATTAGAGTGAGACCAATCAAATGTATTAACTTTAATCTGATTGTTTACATCTAACGTAGCATCGAAAACACTTTGTGCCATAATTAACGATATAAATTAACGTGAGTACTATCCACACTAGAAGTAGAAGTTTGTTCAGTTTTCTGTGTAGCATTATTATTATTCTTAGCAACGCTAAGCGAAAGGGTACAACTTTGTACAAACAAAGTTGTGATAATACCGATTACAAATGTAGAAATCAATTTAACAATCTCAATCCACTGGTTTGGAGTCACTTTCATTTTCAGCAGGAAATAAGTTAGGAAATTCTTCTTCATACTTAGCTAGAAAAACAAATTTAGGATTGTTTTCTACAAGAGAGGCGCGCAACTTTTCAAATTGCGAAGGACGTTGAACAGAACCGAAGCTCAATTCACAAACAGGTTGCAATGTAGCTTTTGTAAGCACTTTGCAAGTTACTTTAATAAATCTTTTTTCATCCATTGTTTTACGTAAAACATTTAGAGGTTATCAAACTTTTTAAAAACACATACACTAGTAACACCTTTGAGAGAACGCAAATGTTTAACATACTTGCGGATAGCCTGTAAGGTATAGCCGACACGAAGAGAATACTCCTCATTAAATACACCATCAATACAACGCTGTACTCTGACAATCCAAGAATATTCGACAGGATTACTCATGTTTCCAAGCATTTAATAAATACTCAAGACATACACCAACAATAGTAGCACCGGACTTAGCGGCAAAAGAGTTCGCACAGGCGAAAGCGTCAGACAGGTCAACTGCATTTACATAAACATGTGAATAATCAGCATGCAAGTAATAAAAAATTACAAATCTTTCTTTCTTATCCATATCGTATCTTTTAAATTACTCCGTAAAATTATAAAATCTCTCTCAATTCTGCAAGCTTATTTTCATTTATTATATTATATTTTATATCCTCAATATTCATAGGAGGCAAAGAGCCGTATCTTTTATCCAGAGCGCGAACACGTTTTTGCATAATCTCCTCTTTCATCTTAAACCATGTAATATCAACACTTTCAAGCATCAACATACGACATAAGGATGCAATCTCACATTCATTAGCAACATAGGCATCATCAAGAGCCTGCCAAGGAATATTAGTATAATAGTCCAACATTTTACCATGAATTCCAGAACATAAACGAGGGTGTAAGAAATTGAACTTTTTCAATACCTTTTTTTCAACATCTGTCAGTTTAGGTTTACCTTCATAGTTATTAGCAACATGAATAGCAGTACGACGTACAAAACAATCCTGAAGCTTTTTAAATGCATCACGAACTTCTTTAGATACAACAGAGGAATCAGCAGGGAAATAAAGACGCTTAAAGTAAGCAGGTAAAGCAACGGTTGTAGACTGTCCTGTATAAGGATCACATACAGTTATATCAAGACATTGAGGATTTTTACGATAGAAATCTATCAATGATTTAGCATACTTAGAACCAATTCCACCACCTTTACGAGAGGACAAGAAAAATACACCATTCATATCTTTTGGAACGTTAGGTTTTTTACGCATGTATTTCATAACATATCCAATAGCACCTTTTTCACAAGGAAGAGTACATACAAATCCAAGTTGTTCGTAGACAGGTTTCTGATTATTATAACCAACAATGTGAGACCAAGCACTTTCGACGAGGTGAGTTACATTCCATAAATTGGAGAGTTCTCCGGTACGAGGAAAATTCCATACTATCAAATGGTAGTGAGGACGACGAGACTTAGAACCATATTCAGACACAGCAAAATAACGTAATTCGTGTTTAAATCCTTTGCGGTCCAAACGAATGCGGAGACGCTTCAAGAACAGTTGTATTTCTTCTTTAAATACACCATGTTTGGGAAGATTCTTATTATTGTAAGTAAGCGTTATAAATAACGGCTGTGAAGTAGAGTACACATTCTCACAAGTAGCACGGAAAGACCATTCCGTAGACTTCTTTTTACGGCATAATTCACATTTACCACAAGGAACCTGAATAAACATCGGGAATTGTTCACCAGTTTTGAGGTTAAGTATAGTGAAGTCGTCAATGTTATCAAGAGTGACTTTAAACTTTCTAGGGCTGAATTGATGTATAGGAAAACGATAAGACCAATAACGAGCAGTGGAAGCCGGAATAGTGGTTATTTGTCCATTATGAGTGTACGAACGGTGTGTACAAAGTAGCAATCCTAGTTTAGGATTCCGAATGATTACAGGGTGCTCACAAAATATCTGCATAATTTTAAAATTCAAAGGATGAATACTTAGGGCAATTCGCAACTGCGATACAAATCGCTGATATTCAGACGTGTGTCAGTTGCTTATATATAATCAAGTTACCAGTAACGATTTTAGAATAAATCGTAAAAGAGGCAGGTAACAACCTGCCTCGACTTTTAGCGAAAACCAATCGGAGACATAGACTTTCCGAAGAAACCTGCGCCTTTCGCTTGGCTTGCGCCACCTAAGATACTAGATACGGAGTAAGAAAGAGAGTTCAAAATTTCTGTTGCAATACCAACAGATCTTTCGACATCTTTATACGTCTTATCTGAATCCAGATTTAATTTCATTTGCTGATTCGAAATGTCGATACCTGTTTGCTTGTACAATTCAGTAGTGATTTGTTCCGCAGTTAGTTTACCTTGCTGTTTAGTGGCATAGGTACTAGCATTAAGATTCAAGATACGAGGTATCATCGTTGACATCAAATCCTTCGTTTGTTGAAGATTGAGTTGTATGCGTGAATCAGATTCCTTAATACATTGCGCCAAATTACGACACATTACATTAAATTCCTGTGAACGCATATACATATCAAATCTAGCCTGAAATTGCTGAATCAACATAGAGCCACGAGTAACACGCAAATTCTCTATCTTTTCTTGCAACTCATCGTAAGCGGCAGTTGCCAAATTTATTTGCTTGCCAATCAGCTCTTTTTCTTCATGCGTTTTATCTGCAATTGCATGATTCAAATAGACTTGCGAGCGACCGATTTGCAAACTTTGCTCATTTTGGGCTGCACGTGTAAGCGCATCCGCAGACAATATTTTACCCTCAACAACGAGGTTCTTTGTTTCCTGTTTGGTTTTGGATGCACCTGCATTGATAGAATTGATATTTGCTTCCGCCTGTTTCATCTGCAATCCGGCTGCCATTGCGTCACCAATGGTTCTTTTTCCGGTTAGCATTGAGTAATCGACAGGCTGTGAAGGAGCTCCGGAGGTCATTGCACCGGAAGTAGGTGCAGTACCGTTCACGTTTCCATAGGCTAAATCGGGATTCATTCCGGCAGCTTGCAATCGTGCGCGATATGCAACCGGAGAGTTATATTCAGCTTCGCGATACCATTGGTCTATAGTCCACTGGTTTTGCAATTTTGCCAAATTTAAATTATACTCTCGATTTGCCTGTTGTTCCTGTTTGTTGGCGGCTATTGCGCTGTTAGTATTCACATTGCTTGCTAACGCACCAATAGCCGCACCAATAAACGGTAACATTAATTACCAAATTTTTGCTTGTCAAGCTTATGCGCACGAATTAGCTTGCCTTGAGTTGATTTTTCAAGCTCCCAAAGTTGACACATATCAACACTGCGTTTAAAAACAGGGTCTACAGACCAATCGAAAGAACCTGAATAAGTCGTACCATCAAGGAACTGTTTTTCATTAGGCAGAGAAACGGCTATGCCTCTGTCTGTCAATTCCTTAACCTGACTTGGGGTCATTGCAAGGTTCGGTTTTGTAACCAAATTGTCAGATTCCGAAAGCCTGCAAGAAACAGGCTTGATTTGCGCTTTTAAAATTCTTTTTGCCATAGCAGTAAATTTTTAATTATTATTAATAGGGCGTTACAGCTAAAGCCGTCACGCTTTCCGGAGTACACGATAATCTCTCCAATCGCTAACGCGCTACGCATTGCTTTGGGTTGCAACTTCGTGCAACTAGTGCTCCGCAGGTGAGCGTCTCGCCGCTCAACCGCGAGGACCTGTCGTCAGGTCCATCACGGAAGAGTATCAGGCGAGCAAAGCTCGATTATTTAACACGCGCGCGCGAAACGCGCACACGTGACTAGTCTAGACGAGGTATAGCAACACGAGAAATAGGCAACTTAACTGTACAATCAAAGTAGATTTGTCCGTACACTTTATCAGTCGTTTCCGTA